AGCCCTGTTACGGCTTGGTGGTCACAAGCGGTATCGTAAGCCGTCTCAGCGTCCGAAGCGTCTTGTATGTGCCGGATGATCCCGTCGTATATCTCCGCGACCTCGATGTCGCCCTTGTCATCAACAGGCCTTACTTTGATCGAAGGCCTGTTCTGCCTCTGCTCGTTCGTGACTTGTCTTACATGCAAAGGCGTCTTGTTGATCGTAAGCATTGGCCTTTGCGGCTTTCCGGGCGCCTTTCTAGCCCTTGCGATCTGCTCCGGCCACTGCCATTCATTGTCAGAATCTCCAAGGAAAAACTTCAAGTCCTCTTTTCTAAGCGAGCGTTGATTGGACTCCGCCTCGTCGCAAAGCGCGAATTCCTCTTTTGCCTTCGCAAGCAGCTCGTCGTCTTTCAGGTCATCCATGCGCCGGCACCGCGAGGGTATTGATACGTTGATTTCTTCTGTTCTTTCTGGGCAACGACGCCAGGGAATAGTTCTGTCAATCCCCAAATGCATGCATCAGCCCTGTTTGGGCTTCTGTCACCGACAAATCCCACCGTCGAGAACCCGGAAAGCTCCTCTTCCAACTCCCTGAAATTCCCAACATGCCGGACTTTCCCTTGCTCATAAAGAGCGGAGATCGGCTCTGCCCTTACTACCTTCCCACGGCTTGCATTGACTTCCTTGAAGTTTGCTCTGGCATTTGCCGTCTTGATCGTGCTGCGCACCATGGCGCCACCATAATTGACCTCGGCGACAATGACATCTGCGGCATGCCGAACATAAGCATCTGTCGCAACCCTTCCCCATGTCGCGGGGCCAGCTTTAACAGTGCAGTCCTCCAGAACATACGCATTCCCGTCTGTCCCGAGTGCTACGATAACTATCCCTATCGCATCGTTGTCTGCGTTGTCAACGTCGCCAGATCCGGAAGGATCAACGGCAACAACGATGCGGATGAAATCAGGCAATTCCCCATCCAGAACACGCCACTTATCAATCGTTTCGTCGGCAAATAACTGGTTTGGCGTGGCATCAGCGAATTCGCCTGCTAGGAACCGCTTCCTCAGTCTTGCCGAAAGCGACCCCAGAGTCTCCAGATACCCGGCAGCAAGGTTTTCCAGATTGTCCTGTGGATTCATCTGAAAGCATGCGTAATCCTCAGGATTCCTGAATGGGAGGCGGGTTTCAGGATCGAGCTTTTGCACGAACATCCTGTAAGCCCAGTGATTCTTTGAAGGTGGATTGCAGTCATACAGCATGCGAGGCTTCAAAGCAGAAACCGGACGGTTCTTTATGAGCTGATCCACGCGCTGCGCCAAGCGCGTTAAAGCCATGTCCCTTGATTGCAATGGAATCTGCGAACACTCGTTCAGGTAGATTGTTGCATGTTCCTGCCCAAGGATCTTTTCCGTTCTCTCCTTGTCGTCCAGCCCCCCAAACCAGATTTGCGAGTCTCCTGGCATCTTGGCATACCAGTCTGACTTGTCGATGCTGTAAGAGACCCCAGGAAAGGCCAGGCTCATGACCTTGGGAAAGGTATCAAGCACGATTGAGGCTTTTACGTGGTTGAACCGGAATCGAAGGATCGCATGCCTTGATCCTGGAGCCTTCAGAGAGCGGAGTATCGTGTTCCTGACATGCAGGAAGGTCTTCCCGGACCTCGATCCTCCGAACAGCATGATGTGCGTTGCCGGCCCGGAACAGATGGATTGGGCCTCTTCCTGCTTTGCTGTAAGCCTGAACGTCACAGCTTTTCATCGTGCGAACTTGCCGCAATAGTTACATTCCCGCTTAACGCATGCTCAACCCTGTCCCCATACTTCTTTGGCTTCAGCTTTGCAGCGATCCATTTGCGGGCGTCCACACGAAGCCTTGACCTCTGCACAACATCCTGATTGGTCAGGACTGTTCCATTCTCACTGACGTATGTATCGTTCGTTCCGTCATCAGCGATTTCAATGATCTGATCGGCAAGAGTGTCGGCTTGATCGTCTCTCGCGCGCGCGTAGGCTTCCGAGAATTCTTTGTGTTTCCCCATCCACAAATAAACGCTTGAAACTGCTGGCATTTCATCACTACGGCAAATCTTTGTGAGAGGCTCACCAGCTGCGAGTCTTGCGCATATCTCGGCAGCCAGCTCTTCTGAATACGTCGTTGGTCTTCCGGCTGGCACTTTAGATTGATTCCAAATGCGACTAGATACGACTTTCTAAACTAGTTCTGGGGTAGAGTCAACAGGGTTAAGCCGGAATAAGTTCGTCATCCGATCCAGGTTCGCGGCTTTCGGCTGTAGCCTCCCGGGCCAGTTCAAGCGCGTATGGGTAAACGAATTCACCGTTGCCATGCTTCGCTATGATGCGTCGCGCCCAGTCCTTGCTCGGGACAGTCTTTTGCCGAATCCTATCAAGCGCATAGTTTCTGCAACGCATCGACCAATCGTGGTCAGTTTCGTCTGTTCTTCGTGGAACAATCCTGTTTATTCGTTCATCTACAGCAGCCTGCGATTCATCGACAAGCAGCGCCCGATACGCGCTCCATCCCATGATCCGGGCGAAGTGATCGCGGCAATACCACGGCCCTTCGCCGTAGACAGTCGAGGACAAATGCCCATCGTTCTGGCAGCGGTAGCCATGATCGTTGAACGCGCATTGCTTCCCAGCAACGTCACCCAGTAGTTTTGACATGAAGCTTTGCCTCTCGAATGTGAAGATCGCAATACCGCTTGCTTAACCACCAATGCCCGCTAGGCTCCCCACATATTACACAAACTAACTGTTTTTGTTGTTCTTTTATCGGAAGTACGACTTCATCCTCCCATCGCCTTCCATTGAGCCAGCTCGCCGGATAAGGAATGTATCTCCCATCCTCGCGCCTCCAATCCTCGGACGATTTAGCCTCTTCAATAGCGCCAAGCATCGACAGTACGAATTCAGGGGTTGGTTTCAGTTTTGCAAACGCCTTCATGGCAGCAGCTTTGCCCTTTTTCTTCGGATAAGCCGCCCACACACGCGCAAATGCGTCAGCATTTTGCGCAAGTGGTTTGTCTTTTGATGATTGGGCTGGGGGTAGTATAGGGCTGGGGGTGGGGATAGAGGCACTTGCTTGGCTTTTGCTTGGCAATTGTTTAGCTTTTGCTAAGTACCCCTTTCTACCAGCCTCAGATCGAGCGCCGCTGATGTTCTCGGCTTTTTCAACTTCGCGCTGCATCCTCATGTTATAAAATCCATCGTCCATCTGAACGAAGAATTCAGTCCGAATCCGGCGCATCGCCTCTATTTCATCGCCAGATCGCGCATTGCATATTCCCTGCTGCTTGCGTTCATCCAGTGGAATCGGGCCTTTTTGATCCCAGCAATGCATGAGGAATTTCAGATAAATCCCGTGTTCTGAACACGAAAGATGCTGCGTATCCCGAAGGTAATCCCCGGTGTAGAGCGGAAGGTAGGCGAAACTCATGGCGCTCCTGTAAGCGAATTGATCGAGGCCGGTAAGTCCCGTACAGGCGAGACGGCTCCGCGCAGAGCATGTCCCGGCTCAACAATTATCCGCAATAACCATGTGGATGCAAGCAGAAAATCACCGGAAACCAGCGCATCAGGGAGGAGGCTGGCTCCCGGCAAATTCATCCTACGCCTTCAGGACGCGATTGCAAGGGATCTGGCTACCCAAGGGCCCGTTTGTCCTGATAGGGCCGGTATGCGTGCAGCGGACAAGCCTGGGCAACGCAGTTCGTCACATCCTCCCGCTTGTACCCAACACATTGCAGGCAAAACGCCTTGATGGCTGCGCGAGGCGACGCTTCCCCGTCGTAGGCTTTGGTCAGAATGCCCTGACAGGACTCCGGGGCCTCGGCAACGCGCTTGTTGGCTAATTCGTGCATTTTTGCTCCTTTTAAAGAAAGGCCCGCAGAAGCGGGCCGAAGGGGAGGATTAGCTCGGGAAGCCTTCAAGCCATCGCTCGAAGTGCTCATTGCACAACACGGCATCGCTGCGGCGCTCACGAAGCAACCGGATAGCATCCTGCGGTCGCCAGCCTTCCTTAATCAGCGAGTAGGCCACCACAAGAGCGGAACGGTTCAATCCAGCCTGACAATGCACCAGAGTCTTTCCAATGCGTTTACAGTTATTCACATAATCAGCAAGGAAATCAAGCGTTTCTCTCTCTGGCATGCCTTCGTTGTCGTATAATGTTGCTTCCAGATAAATCTGATGTTCGCCATGGTTATAGATCCCCCATGGGTAGAGCGAGATGATGAACTTCAAGTCCTCCGGAGCCTTATCCACTGGGCATCCGCCTTGCCATAGATTCCCCTCGACATGCGAAAACAGAGGAACCGAGAATGGCTTGTTCCCCATCTTGGCAATGCCTTCAATGCGGTGCGTCGTGAGGTCTGCTAATTCC